GCTCATACCTCCTGTAGCAACTGCTGCTGCATAAAAAACTGCAGTTCTGACAAAAGACATTAGACCTGATTTTCTTTGAGCTTTTTTATTTGCTGCATTAACTTCTTGTTTAAATGTATTCCATTTGTCTCTAAAATCTAAAGTAGACATTAAGTCATCAAGTCCTACATTAAAAGCCATATTAGCTTGATTTTTAGCTCTTCTTAATCTTTCTCCTGCCATAACTTACCTCATCTTGTTTATTTTGTTTTGAAATTCATAGTTCATACCTATCCAAGTTGCACCTGTAATTATAGGTACTTTAAAATAGAAAGCTAAAATATCATCTGCTTTAACATTTAAGTCTATGTTAACATGATTAACTTTTCCTTGAACAGGTGTAAAATTAGTCTCTGAAATCCAGACATCTACATAATTAAGAGCAGAAGAAACACTACCTGTTTTTCTGTACCTTCTTATTTTAAAACCCCAAATTCCTGCCCCTACTACATCTGCTATCCAACTTAATTTACGTAATTTAGCTGCATTAGAAAAGTACTTAGAGCCAAATTTTAAAGTTGTTATGCCTGTACTTTTACCACTATCCATATCCATACCTAACCAGACATTTTTTGTTACAGACGAATCTAAAGCTTTATGATGTATTGAAAATAAAGAACTATCTCTATATTTATTTTCTATCCCATCTTGTCTGCTCCTTAGCAATGTTTCATATAATTTATTATTATACTTTACATTTAACTTTAACCCAGTAGAGTCTTTTGTTAACCTCATATCTCCATTATTTAAACCTTGAAGATTAACTCTTTCTTTAGGTACTACAATCTTTGAAGCAGATTCTCTTTGTAATTTTTTTGTTAAACCCATTAAGTTGCTGCCTTAATTCTATATGTAATGCTAATACTATCTAATTCAAATTTGCTTGATTGACTACTGTCTGATGCATGTCCTATTTGAAGTGCAAACGTTTTAATATTTTTAAACTGAGCAGGAGTTGCAGGAACTATATCTCTAACAATCCAATCATTATCAGTATCTACACCATTTAATATGTTTGCACCTCCAGAACCGTTAAATGCTTTTAAATCTCCATCATCGTAATTACCATTTATAACAGCTTTTAATGTGTATCCATTAGCAACATTAACATCAAGTGCTCCTCTTTTCCATTTAACAGAAACTTTATAAACATTTTTTAATAAACCAGCATCTCCAAAATCAATTTCTTTAGTTTGATATACTCCCCTTCTTGAGCCTGCAACTCCATTAATAGTCATTAAATCTAGTTTTGAAACAGGGTTTACTGCTGAATTAGTAGGGTATGCAACCGTACTGACAATACCACTAGATGCATAAATAATATCTCCAGACTTTCCATTTTGAAGATTAGAAAAAGCAACATTGTTAGTTAGTTGATCCATCATCCACCAATCTTCATTTCTAAAATCATACACCCAAGCAGATTCAGACTTAGTAGCTGCAGCTCCAGTACCATTCATATAAGAATCTACTACTAATAACAAAGATTGTGTTTTAGGAGCAAAGCCTACTAAAGGTCTGTGTAAATCGTTCCATCCGTCATCTAAAGAATTAGACAAACTTTCTAAATCTAGTTTCCCTGTTGATAAGTCTTTTATCTCTGAGCCATTGTAATGTAATACACCTCTTTTTTCAGATAACCAGCTTACACCAAAATCAGAACTACATACTGCTGCAGGATTCTTAAGACCATAAAAATCATAATCAGCTTCAACAAAAAAGTTTTCAGGGTCTGTAAAATTAAGTATATATAATGTTTTTTGTTTAAAGACTAACAATTTATCGTTAAAAGATTCCATAGCTACAATAGATTGACCATCACCTGAGCCTACATCAAAAGAATATGTTTCAGGAAAAACATCTATTGTCCCAGGAGCAGAAACAATTATTTTGTCTCCATAAGCTCTGTTATCTTGATATGTGTTTCCAATAACTGCTCTTCCATTTATTACAGCTGAACTTTTCCATCTTACTTTAGTTTGTTCTGTAGAACTGTAAGGTATTAAGTCAGAATAAGTAAAAGAAGTAGGGTCTGGAACTCTTTCGCAATTATAAGAACCATCATGTGCAAATTTCTCATCTGTAGTATATGTAGCAAAAGTATGTCCCATGCTTGATGCATCTTCTGTACTTTGTTCAAATTTTCTCCACTGTTGATCATATGTCCAGTTTTTATACTCTTTAGTATTTAAATTTACCTCAAATAAAGGTTGCCAAGGCAAATCTTCATCAACAGCTAAATCTTCATCTGAATACATAAAAACAATAAACCCGTCTATTCTTGGGTCTCTTCCATTTGTGTTACCACCTAAGTAGTGAATCCAACTGCTTTCGTCATCTAAAGTATAACCTAATCCAGATAAACCTGCTAAACTAACGTCTGGTAAAATCTCTCCAAAATGTTCGTGTATATCTTCCTTAAAGAATAATTCAAATCTAGGATTCTCTGTCCATGCGGCTGCAGTTAAATCTAGTTCTAAATCCACATTAGCTTTACTAGCATAAACAAATCCTGTTGCTGTTTGACTACCTCTTCCAGGTATCTGTGTATTAGGAATTTCAAAAGGTTCTTTATTTTTAGCT